TCCTCAGGGCCGGAGAGTACGACTACGAAAACAACAGGCCAATTCTTTGGAATCCGCCTGGGGGCTGACTTGACTCAGCGGTATTGCGAGACTAGGGGGACGTAACAGTCCCTCTTCGCCATGGCTTTTCCGTTTCCGCCTAACCCGGTAGACGGGCAGGTAGCAACCCAGCAGCAAGCAGACGGGACGGTATTACGCGCCACCTATAACCAGACCAACAACGAGTGGTTTGTTCATCGGATCAAGCCGAATGATCCAACGGTGAAGCTGATTGCCAAGACGGCCTACACCGTGACGCCTGGCAAGGACGGCCAGGTGTTGACGTTTGACAAGGCGACAAACCAATGGATTGGCAAGACGCCTGCTGCTGCTGGTGGTGGGACTGGTCAGACCTACGCCA